TGTATTAGTTACAATACTTATTTGATTATGGCCATATGTATAAACGTCTGCTTCGACACTCATTTATTAACTTTCCATGCAATTGGGTTATAATTTATTGGACCAGAAGGATCAATAAAATCAGTAAACATTTCCCATAAATGTTCGGACACAGCAAATTTTGTAAGTAATCCTGGTTCACGGCCATAAGCATCTATTTCCCACGGTTGAACCCAATAATCAATCTTATCTGGATCAACTCTCTTACCTCTCCATCTAGTCAATTCATCATTCGTTTCACCATCAATGTATTGTTTCACATGAACCATTTCGTGGGCCAATGTTTCTAGTATTCTTCTGGAACCAATATGAGGATGTATTTCTATTAGGAATTTTCGAGGTTGTTTTCTTGTATTATAATCATCAATACTTGCAAAACCATATTCATTTATTTTAGTACAAAACTTAATTTCAGTTGTACAATGATTTCTGATTCGTGTGTTAGGTATCAATTCCTTGGCGAAGAATTGGCCAGCTCTTTCAACGTAGGGCTTAAAATCTTTGTCCGGACAGTTAACCACACGAATAATCATCCTGGTCTCCTAAGGGCACCATTACCCTTAGTTATTTAGATGATTAGATTTTTTCCACTTTCACTCCTGCTTTATCCAAGAATTGTAAGCCATCTTGGATACGATAACTATTGCGATAATAAACGTTATTGATACCAGATTGGTAAACAAGCTTGGCACAGTCCAAACAAGGTGCATGAGTAACAAAGAGATGAGCCCCAAGGCCAGATTCATTCGATCTTGCCAGCTTAGCGATTGCATTAGTTTCCGCATGAAGTACCTCAGGTTTAGTTTTTAACTTATAACGAAGCCACGGAAGGTCTTCAGTTTTTGGTAACTGTTGTTCACTCCATGGCCACTGTTCTTTAATTTCTTCAGGTGACAACCAACCACCTGCGGTTTGGTCCATATATTCTTTATCTTCACAATTGTTATCCCAACCAGAAGGCATACCGTTGTAACCAATAGATATAATTCTATCGTCCTTCACTACAATTGCACCAACATGAAGGCGTCTGGCGGAAGACAATTCTGCAAAAGTCTCCGCCACCTTCATATATGCATCACGAAATTTTTGTTTCACATATCACTTTCAATTGGTGCCCGCAGATGGGATCGAACCACCACTCAAGAAATTATGAGTTTCCTGCTTTACCATTAAGCTATACGGGCGTTATTTAACATATTCCAAAGAATCTTTCCGCATCCACTTTAACATGCGGCCTCTAGGAATAGGTATCTGTTCCGCCACAGGCAGAAACAGTACACCATCAATCTCTTTGGGATCCCAGTCGGATTGAGTAAAATAGATTTCACTTGGATTCAAGCGGTTGCGTAATTTGCGAATGGAAGTTTTAACAGTTTTCATAATGACACCATTATACAATAAAAAAAGGGGTCTGTCAAGACCCCTTATGGTTATCTACCTTTTAAGGTACGGTCTGACCTGTGTTTCTTGATAGCCTCTATGGCTTCCAATATACTTGAAAATAGTTTTTTAAACATTAGTCTTCCTTTGTTTGAATGGAAATTTTCTTGATGGCGTCTTGGGCCTTCACCATATTTTCCAACCACACCTTAAGCATACCGTTAACCAATTCAGCATTCTTAATTTCAATTGTATCCTTCAGTGTGAAGGTGCGTTCGAAAGCACGGTTAGCAATACCTTTGTATAGATAGTCCTGGTTGTCATCCTCTTTAGAGGCACCTTTGATGGCCAACTTATTACCTTCCATGGTAATTTCAATATCAGACTTTGCAAATCCAGCAACAGCCATTTCGATAACGAACTTGTTATCTTTGATTTGTTTGATATTGTATGGTGGGTAAGTTGGTACAGATTTCGCAATATCTTTGGTTGCAGCTTGCAACATATCGGTAATCTGGTCTAGACCAATCATGTTTGGGTACAGTTGGTCGAATTTCGGAAACAGTAATCCTGTCATAGTTTTCTCCTTAAAAAAGCAAGATTAAAAAATTGCCGCCTCAATGAGCACGGCACCATTATTATAGTATTATTTATACAGAATGTCAAGCCGGTTGTGGTTTTTTACCAATATTGTATTTCGGCGTCAACTGCCATTCATTCTTCTCTTTATGAGAAAGAATCTTTACCTGTGAAAGAAAGATAGGTGCAGGTACCTCTGTCTGTTTTTTGTTGACCAACTTCACCAAACCCCAATCTTCCAATAGGTTTGCAATAGCATTCCTACGGGATAGGTCGTTTTCGGTAATGTCGGTTGGTTTACCATCCAAGGCAAATAATTCTTTGAAATGTACCACGTAGTATTGTCCACGTTTGTGTAGAATGTGGCAAGATTGGTATAATGTTTGGTCTTTCTTGGAGGCAACACCAATACGGGTCAGTGTCTCACGTACCTTTAGAAAATCATCTTTGTCATCCAATGTTACTTCAACTAAATCTTTAATGTCTATCATTATTCTTCACTCCGCCTGTATCTATTTTTGTTTTTATATCAGCGATTTGTTCATCAGTGAGGATACGGAGAGCTTCTTTGGCCTTTGAGTTGGAATACCCAAAATAAATTTTTACACACTCAATATCCTTCTCAGAATTGGCCTTTTGCCATGGAACGAACTTTCGTTTCATAGGCCTGATACTATTTAGAAGATACTGGTATTGCATGTCTTTGTCGATTCCTGGCCATAGGTTCATGTCATTGGCGTACAAGACACAATCTAAGTGGTTGGACAAGGACCTATTAATTAGGAAAGGTGCATAATCCTTGAAATCTAGATCACTTTCAGGTGATTTCTTTCTCAGGATGTAATCGGCATAGTCGAACGGACTCATTTGAATTCACATTCGACCATAATTTCTGTCAGACAAGCAATCAAATTGATTTCATGGTCTGCAACAAAGGCTGATTGATATTGATACTTAGCCAAGATTAGTACCATTTGTGGCACAGAATTTGGTTTTAACTTCTCATACAAACCATCATAGATATTTCTAAAGATTCTGGCAACGTCATTGTCGAGGTTGTTTGTCACCCATTTACGACAAGAAGCAAAGTCCTTGTTCATAAGTGAAGTTACCAACTCACTCAGCTGTACATCGGAAACTGATGCAAGAATACCTTTATCAATTGTGCCACTAACACTATAACGCTGCAATTCATTAAGAACACGGCGATTATCAGGAAAGTGTTTGGTAATTACCGCAGCGACCACGGATTTATCGTAGGTGATGCCTTCTTGTTCTAGAATCCACTCAGCACGTTTGAAGAATGCTGCAGCCATCTTTTGTTTACTGCCATTAATTTTAAAGTCAACAACGGTACAACGAGAATGGATCGGATCAATGATTCTGTTCTTGAAGTTACAAGTAAAGATGAAAGAACAGTTGGATGCAAACTCCTCAATCGCACCACGCATGGCAGGTTGAGTTGAATTTGGATTTAGATAGTCTGCTTCGTCAATGATAACGACCTTGCGTCCACCAGACAAGGACATTGAAGATGCATAGTTTTTGATTTTGTTCCGTAGAACATCAATTCCCGATTCATCTGAACCGTTAATCATAATGTAATCACAACCGACTTCTTCACAGAGAGCCTTTGCAATTGTAGTTTTACCGACACCAGCAGAACCCGCCAACAAGAGATTGGGAATCTCTTTGCGGTTTACATACTCCTGAAATGTTGCCTTGATACCATCAGGAAGAATACAATCTTCAATGGTTTTAGGACGATACTTCTCCACCCACAAAATGTGTTGCGACATTCAAATACTCCATAATATAATTAAATTTCATCATGCCATTTAAAGCCAAGTAGTAACTTGGCAAAAAATCTTACGACTGCATTTGGCTTAGTGGGTCTATACACAAACATAGAATCTGTGATTTCCCACTTACCAACATTTTTCACAGAAGGTGGTCTTATAACAAAAGAACCTGCCATTGGTGATGACGATGATATAGTAAGACCAGTACCGCCATTAGAAATAAGAAGTGGAGAAAACTTTCTCCACTCAGCAATCCATTGTTCACATGGAGTAAAATCTAAATCCAATGCCGGTTGATCCGTCAATGGATAAAAAAATTGAATCTCCAACTGTTTCATCACTTAACCTCAACCATACTTTCATATAGTGCTTCAAACTCTTTAGATTCAGCAACCTCAGTTTGAAATGAATTCTTGTGTTGAGTCTTTGCCATGCGTTTCAGAATCTTTTTAGGAATCTTCAACTCATCATATGCAAGGTCAATAATGTCTTTGATTGCTGCATTGTTGGAATCATTTTTATGCATATGAAGAACAGCTTCATCCACATAACCTTTGAGTTTCTTCAATGCATCATCATCAAAAGAACCGAATAGTGTATTTACTTTAGTCATTATGCACTCATCATTCCAACAACATCATAATCAGATTCATTAACAACAACATTACCATTGGTCAAGTTGATTGCTGTTTTACCTTTTTGTTCACCATCAGAAATGGTGAAAACGGCCACAATGTATGTGGGATTAATGGCAATCTTGTTGCCGCTTACTGCTTCTGTGATCCAAATCATATTAATCTCCAAATGTTAGGTCTGACTCTTTAGCTTCGATAGCAATCCAGTATTGCATATCTTCTTTTGTATTTCTAAAATAGGACAAGCCTTTTGCAGAAATTTGTACTTCATAAGTACCGGCAATCATCTTAAAGTTTTCAGTTAAGAATAGTGCCTTGAACTTTTTGCCATTACCATCAGCAATTTCCGTTGAATCGGTATGTGCAGAGTTGTCTTTTGCATCACAGGTTGTAATGTAAATCTTTGCGCCATCGGATGTGATAGCAATATTTGGTGATTGTAAAATGCTTGCTGTCTTGAGTACAGAAGCCAATTCTTCTTCTTTCAATGTGAAAGATACATCCACAGAAGGAAGATTCAAATCTTTATCTGGTGGTGTAACAATCATGCTCTTTGCAGTCTTACGATAGTTTAGTTTCTTACGACCAACTTTAAAGATAACATGTTCGTTATCGAAATCAATTTCACCGTCTTTGTACAAGGATTGAACCGACAGAAATTGGTTCAAATCATAGATACAAAAGTCTTGTGGAAAGTCATCTTTAATTCCGGCTTTTGCCAAGACAGTCTTGGTTGCGGAAATGGTTGTCAATTTCTTACCAGTCTTAAACTCAATGCCAGGATTAATGTTGGCAAAGTTTTTAAGAACCGTTAAGGTCTCATTCGATAATTTCATTACGATACTCCTTCAGTCAATTCACTTATTGTATTCGATCCGTAAGAACGAGTCAAGCACTTCATTAAATTATTTTTCAAGTCTTCCACAGTTTCATTATTTTCGATGGTGTGGTCAATATGTCCACCTATCCATCTCCATTCAGATTCATGTGGACCATTTTCATACATAAAACTTTCGGCTTTATGTGAACCTCTATTTGCTTGTGCAGCAATCTCATACCAATGTGGAGAAATACCACGTTTCACTTCAATCATAACGCCACCGTTTTTATGTACAAAATCAATTTCATTTTGAAATCGTACATCAGTGATGACATAATTTTTATCTCTATCAATAAGTCTTTCCAACCTATCAACCCAAAAATTCTCATGGAAAATACCACGACCAACCTCAGTACCAAGTAACTGTAGTGCTGATCGTGGTGTAAAATCCTTACCAAATTTTTTAGACCAGAAGTTATCTGGTTGTTCCCGCCACTCTCTGGATGTGTTTGTGTCGCCTTCTAGGTAATCTCTTGGCCAATCAAACATGACTGCAGCAATGTCTTTTACACCACCGGCAAAACTAATTTGTTTAAAACCAAAATCTTTTAATATATCACCAGCAGTACCTTTACCGCAACCAATGAAACCTACAAGGCCGACAATCATCACATTTCTCCAACAAAGTTTGCTACAGCAGGCATGTCTCCTTTGAAATGGTAGGTACCGATATGGTCCAAACGCATCCAAGGGCACAACCAAATCGAACCACCCATCTTGCGCCACAACTGACAGAACATATAATCTTCTGATAGGTAACGGTCTGAACCACCACCTGTTGCAGAATCTACAGTATCGATCAATGTATCAAAGTATGCGTGTATATAACGTGTACCATCAAAGTGAGCTTGGCCAACATGGTCCGGTTTGTAACGCAGCTGCGGGAAAGCTTCTGCAAATTTAGGAAACACTTCACGTTTAACCATCATAAAACCAGTTCCGATTTCCATAACTTCAAGTGGTTCGGAAACGGAAAACTTATCAGTGCCTCTTACAGGATTGAACACATAGTCACCTGTAACTTTTTCTAAATTGCTTGCTTCCATATCTGGATTTTTAGTCAAGGCTTTCTTAACAGAAGACCATTTAATGGCTTTCTTAGGATAAGGACCACCAACAACATCTTTATCCAAAGCCAAAAGTGCAATAACATCTTTAGGATCAAAATGAATATCTGCATCGATAAACAACATATGTGTGCAATCTGAACGATTCAAAAATTCATCTACAAGATAATTTCTAGCACGGGTAATTAAAGACTCATTGAAAAGAAATGAGAATTTCACTTGAACACCATATTGCATACAGATGGCTTGCAAATCGAGACAAGCTTTCGCATACAGTCCATGATTCATACCACCATACATTGGTGTCGCAATGAAAATGCTTTTCTTTGCTAATTCTTCTTTTTTAATTGAAATTTCCATTTACTCTCCAAAAATAAAAAAAAGGGGAGTACCACTAGAAGTGGTCTCCCCACGATTCACCTAATTAGGCGTTGAAGCTGTAACCAGCACTAAGTGCGGTACGAACCATTGCTTTGGTTGGTGTACCCATACGATACACGGCAACTTTGCTACCATCACCACGGGTCTTGGTGTTGGTGTAGATGACATGGCCTTCTTGGCGCAATTCATCAATACGTGCGGAAACATTTTGGATTCCGAAACGAGCACGAGCTTGTGCTGTGGAAAGAGTGTTGTAACCCTCAGTCTTGCTCAAAAAGTTGAGGATGCGGGTTTTTGCGGATAGTTTAGTCAAGATAAATCTCCTAATGACAAAGTTAAACAAAGTTCTTGCGTTTTGCAAGTATTCACATTATACTATTACTTAGTGTGTGTGTCAAGTATATTTGTGGTATACTTTTTTATCTGCCAACTTGTGGCAAATATTTGGTCTTGGTTTCTTCCCAAGACAGGTATATCAAGTCATCATAGAACAATGATTCATAAGATACATTGTTTTTCTTTTTCAACATTGATATACGACCTTTTGCATATTTGGTTTTCCAAATCTGCGTTAAGGTTTCTTCACTGGTATCAAATGATTTGACCAGTTGTTCATCACCAATTTCTTTCCTAAGATATTCATTGGTGTTGTTGTATAGAGGAGAGAAATAGATTCCCCTCTGGTGTTCAGTACGGATAAGTTCTTTTGGAATACCCAATTTACCATATGCAAAATTTAGTGTACGATTTTTATGGTCACGTTTAAGTGGAAGACCTTTTTGATTCTTGGCTTCCCACCATTCAAAGTATTTTCGTGTATAATTTTCTTTTACCCAATCATAAATCATTGCTCGAGTTTTGCGTGACGGTTCAAAAGCGACCGAACCACTAGAGAAACCCATTTTGTTCCAATGTTCAAGGCCATCATACTGAGATAGACCATTGGACTTAGTGTTGCCATAAAGGGAAGTAGTTGTAACTCCAACAAGAACATCATCATATTGTCTTTTCCAGTCTTTTTGTACAGTATCAGCAAGGCACAATAATGCCAACAATTTACCACCCATGTAATTAAAACCAAGTGGTTGCAAAGGAACGATTGTTGAACCGATTGCAGTATGGTTAATCATACCTTGTTGTGTCTTAACATCCCTAGGCCAACCAATTGCATTATCTCTCGGAGTCAAATCCAAGAAGTCGGATGATATACAGATAACACCAAGATACTTGTTTGTAACTTCATCAACCACGGTGTAGTATAGATTACGTCCAATGTTTGAGTTGTTCTTCATAGTAGAAGAAAATGTACGTACAGTATTCCAGGTTTCAGCCAAAGGTCCATTAGACAAAACTAATTTTGGTTTTAGTTTTTCATAGTCATCCGGACCTTCTGGCATCCAAAAGTTCTTTTTGACTTTCTCAACCAGTTTCTCTTGTGTAACATCCACTAATTGTACTGCTTCTTCATACAATGTACTGATGGTTCTGGTTGGATATTTCTCATGTACTTCCAACCATTTTTGATATAAGGTATACTCACGCACATCCATCTGTGATGCATACGTTAGGTCCTTAATCAATATCTCTTTCAATTGCTCAGTATCAATGTGGCTAAATCGTTCAGGTTCATTTAGTACCTGCCATTTATCCCACTGAGCATCAACATAATCTATAGGTGTTGCCATTAAGTTCTTGCTTGCAGTTGTTTCATGTTTTTAGGATTAAAATACTTGCGTCTAATCTTATCTAGTTTCTTCAAACCAAATTGTAACGCAAGCGGTTTTACACGGCTAGTATACACCATTCCGTTCATATGGTCAAGCTCATGGAGAAAACAACGAGCAGTTATACCAGTAAATGTTTTGGTACGATTGACACCATTAAAGTCCTGGTATTCTACTTCGACTTCGGCAGGTCTTGTGATTCTCAAATTTAAGAAAGGAAAAGAAAGGCAACCTTCTTCCATGTGTACTTCACCTTTGGATGAAATAATTTTTGGATTAAAATATGCCACATATTCTTCACCAGAACCCATAACAAATACACGGTGTTCAAATCCACATTGGTTTGCGGATAGTCCAATGCCATTATACTTCTTACAAGTTTCTACCAATGTGGAAGCAAATTCATTTGCATTAATTGTGGCATTTTGAAAATCAAACTCTGGTAAAACATTATACAAAGCTGGATGGTCTGGTGGTACCAAATCAAATGTTTCAATCTCAACTTTGCTTGCGGTTTGAACCTTAGATTGTTCTTCGGTATTATATAATACAATATCTTCTTTACTCATTTTGTAATCCTTGAAAAATTATTTTTCTTTTCAAATTTAATAACAGACCTAAACTTATCAAATAGTTGGTCACCTTTGTGTGAGATAACAAATACGTTTGTATCTGCACCCATTTCATGTATCAACTTTAGGAATTCTTCGGTGCCTACTGTGTCTAGGCTAGAATCAAACACCTCATCAAGTATCAACAAATTTGTATTGGTACTATTCTTTAGTTTGGCAATTTGGCGCCAAGTAAACAATAATGCCAAATCAATACGCATCTTTTCACCTTCCGAAAAATTGGCATAAGAGAAATCATCACGGTGTCTACTCTTAATTGTTTCTTCAAAATTTTCATTGATATTAAAGTTGACAAAAAAGTCCATGGCTTTCAGATACTTGTTAATCAACTTGTTCATAATTGGCAAGTATTGCTTAATGATCCGTGTTTTAATGCCACCATCTTTCAACAACGTGCCCGCAAATTCATGGTAATGTTTTTCTATTAAAACACTTTCATAGTTTGTCTTATACTCATTCAGTGCAACATTCAACTCAATTAGCTTCTGGTCACCACCTTCCGTACCAGTCTGTTTATTGGCCAACTCATCTATCTCATTGTTTAATTTAGTGATATAATTGCTTATTGCCGATATAGTAGAAGTATGTTTAATAATTTCACCACTGTGTTCACTAATGTGTGTAATGATATCCGTAATACATTTCATTTCAGTAGTTACTTTGTTTAACTCCTGTTCAATCTCAACCAAGCCAGTTTTTTGTGTGGTAATTTTTTGTGATTTTTCTTGTACCTGAGAATCTTTCCACTCAAGTGTAATAGATTGTTTACATGTTGGACAATCGTGGTTGGTTTCATAAAAGTCAATTTCTTTTTGATTTCGGTCAATATTAGTTTGTACTTTACCTTTGATTTGAAATAAGCTTTTGGATTTTTTATCCAGTTTCTCTTTCTTATCACCAACCTTATTTTGTAATACTGCAATGTGTTTGTTAATCAATTGGATATCATTTTGCAACTCCGACATTTGCATTTTTGATTTTCCAATTTCTTCCAGTTTGCGTTTGATATCCGCATTATGGTTCTTTTTGTGTTCTTCAATGTTTTGTTTTTGTAATGTTATCTTTTCTTCGGTAAGAGAAATGGCATACTTAGATTTACTTAAATCATCTTTGATGGCCGAATTCTTCTCTTTGATAACATTGTTCATTGAAGAAAAGATTTGAATATCTAACAGGTCTTCAATGATTGCTCTGCGATCTGATGCTGATAACTGCATGAATGGAACAAAAGATGCTGAACCAAGAATGACAACCTGCGTAAAAGATTTATAATTTAATTTGAGAATATTATTCTCTAGTATCTCTTGGTAGTCTTTTGCAGCTGCATCTTGGTTCAGCAATACATCGTTCAGATAAATTTCAAATATATTTGGTTTAATACCACGAATGACCTTGTATTTCTTTTGGCCAATATGAAAGTGTACTTCAACAACAGCTTCTTTGCCGTTAACAGAATTTAGTAACTGTGGTTTATTGATTTTACGAAAAGGTTTACCAAACAATCCAAAGCACAACGCATCCAAAATTGTGGACTTACCTGCACCATTGTGACCAATAATCAACGTGTTATTAGACTTGGTAAAATCAATCTCAGTAAAATGAGCTCCAGTGGAAAGTAAATTCTTCCACTTAATCTTTTGGAATAAAATCATGCTTGTTCAGTATTCAATGCCTCTACGTAGAGTTCTTTCAATAATGTTTTTAACCTGTCGTTGTCAATACTTTCTTCTGTAATGCCATCAACATACTTGTTTAATATGGTAAGTGTGTCTTCCGCTTCATCAATGACTTCATCACCATCTTCGAATTCTGTAAAATCTTCAGCAATTGTAATGTCTGCTGGGTTTACATTATACAGGTTATTCATGAACTTGTCAAACAAATACGGATTGTTTTTGTTTATTACAACCACTTTGACATAGGTATTTGTATATGGCTTCAAATCTTTTCCATCAATCTCTTTGATCGATTGTTCTTTGTCATCATAAATGATACGATGGAACATCTTGTTTGGATTTTCTATGAATTCAAGTTGGTGAGTATCCAAATCAAACAAATGAAAACCCCGAGGGTCATTATAATCTTGCCAAGTAAGTTCATACGGATTGCCCAAATAGTAGATATCATCACTAGAAGATTTGTGATGGTAATGACCACTAAAAGTGTGACTAAACTTCCTAAAAATTCCACGATCTAACCCTCCTTCAGATGGCATACCACGATACATGGCAAAGCCTGCAATTTCAAAATGACCCATACAAAACTTTGCATCGGTGCCCTTTAATGTCTGTAAAGAATCTTCATAATTTTCTGCACAAATCCAAGGCATCATACAAATCTTATGTGGTCCAACATATATTTCGGCTGGATGGTCAATAACATTTAATGTGATACCATACTCACCAAGAAGTAAGTCGGATGAATTAACATCGTTGGTGTTTTTAAAGTATGTGTCATGGTTACC